GACGTTCTCGCCGCTGACGCTGAAGTTGCCTGCCGTCGCCGCCCCGAACAGCGCCGACACTTGCGTGGCCGCCGTGCCGGTCTTGTCCACCGATCCAGCAAAACCCGCTGCCGGAGAACAGGTGATCCGCCCCCGCCACGGGAAGGCGGGCTGGCCTGTCGTTGCGGCGTTGGCGCTGTAGGGGTTCGGCAGGGTGTTGCCGGGGGGCACATCCATCAGCAGGAAGGGATAGAAGGTGACGCGCAGCCCGCGCGCCTTCATCTCCTGGATCGCCTGCACCACCGCGAAATCCGCAGGCGTACCGCCATAGACCGGCCGATCCTCAGCGTCGCGGCTGACGAGATGCGCGCTGGCGCGGTTGACGCCATTCACCGACCAGTTTGCGGGCGTGGTGGCCTTGGACGCAACCTCGACACCCGGCTTCACCTTGCAAAACCCTGCGCGCAAGTCGTTGCCGAACCAGGCCACGACGAGGCTGACGCTCTCGACCGCCGGGGCCATGGCCTGCAGCCGGTCCAGCGCCACCACGATGTCGGGCTGATCGGGCAGCGCGTTCAGGTTTTCCGCTACCGTGGCCCCGCCGCTGCCTTTGCGGATGGCGTCGGTGGCATAGGTGAACTCGCCCGAGGCCGGGATCAGGGTGACGGCACGGGTCAGCCCCTCGGCGGTGTCCGGATCGGCCAGCGGGCGGAACACCTCGAACGACAGCTGCGGCAGGCGGTTGCCGAAGGTGGCAAGCGCCAGATCCTCGAACACGACGTAGGCCGTGCCGCGATAGGCGGGCGTATTGGCCGCGCCCATCTTGGCCGCGATGAACGGATCGGCGGCTTGCGCCTCGTTGCCGGGATACCAACGCCAGGTCACGCCGGTCATGTCCATCGCCTTGCCATCGGCCCAGACGCGGCCGATGCCGGTGATCGGGCCTTCGCAGAGCGCCACGGCGAAGGACGCATAGTAGAGGTACTCGGTGGTCTTGACCTTGCCGCCACCGCCGCCCTTGCCGCCGCCTTGGGTGGTGGTCTTGGTTTCCTCGCGGAAGTCAGTGGCCCAGATGATGTTGCCGCCGATGCGCATCCGGCCGTAAAGCCGCGGGATCACCGCCCCTTCGGTGGCCGAGGTGATGCGCAGCGTGTCGAGCCGCGCGCCTTCGATCCGCTGGGCCGGGGCCAGCGACGACACGATCCAGCTGTCGACCACAGAGCCCACGGTCGAGCCGATGAACCCACCGATGGCCGCGCCGGAAAAGCCGAGGATCGCACCGCCAAAGGCCCCGCCGATGGCAGTGCCGACAGCGCCGAGGACGAGCGTGGCCATGGGAAACTCTCAGAGCTGGAGAAAGAGGAAGGCGAAGGCGATGCGGCGTTGCCACATTGGGGTCAGCGGTTCCTCGATCACGCCCAGCCGCTCATAGGCATGGAGGAAGGTGTCGGGACCGGTCAGGATGCCGACATGCTTGGCGATGGCGGGCGGCATCATGCGGAACAGGATCAGCGCACCGGGGGGTGCAACTTCGGGTGCGATTTCCGGCATCATGCGGCGCGCGCCATCGGCCAGCACTTCGCGCGGGCCGCTTTCGCCCCAGTCCCGGCTGTAAGGCGGGATCGGGAAAGGCTCGGGCCCCACGACTTCGCGCCAGACACCGCGCGCCAGACCGAGGCAATCACAGCCGACGCCCTTCAGGCTGGCTTGGTCATGGTACGGCGTTCCCATCCAGGACCGGGCGACGGCGATGACGGTGTCGGGATCGGCCGCTGTCACAGCACCGCCCCCTCGTGGCCGCCATCGGTGCTGGCATAGCGCAGGACCGCATCCTGGCCGGGGATATTGGGAAAGCCCCGGAAGTTGGGGACATTAGCGAACTTCGTGCCACAGGTCGCGATGCGCTTGTCGCATCCTGCGCGAATGGTGAAAGTGTCCGACCCGGCGATGGCGCGCACCGGGGCTTCCAGCAGGGTCAGCACGGCGACGCCGTCGACGAGGTCGTGCGACAGAACCTCGGCCCGCCGTCCGGCGTTGACCCCGCTGATCCAGTCGAGGATGCCGAAGGTGAACCAGCCGGGGGTGAAACCGGCAAGCCCAGAGGCTGTAAAGGCGCGGTCGCGCAACAGGTCGATGATCGCGCCGGTGCCCTTGAACGCCGGGGCCTCGAGATTGACCCCGCAACGCGCGTCGCCAAGGGCGGCGTCGCACGTCGCTTGAAACGTTCGTCCGACCGTCTGGCCCAGCACATGGGCCAGCGATCGCACCTCGGCGACGAAGGCCAGCCGCCCGCGCCGGATCTGGCCGATGGCCCCGCGGCGCATCAGCAAGCGCTGCGATGTCGCCGCCCAATTCACCCGCCAGACCTCGACGGCCGCATTGTCCCAGCGGCCGTCGAGAATGTCGGTCTCGGTGATCCGGTCGGAGGACAGCACGCCCTGGGCGTCCTGCGCATCGACGGACAGGTCGGAACCAGAGCGCACCTCCGAGGCGGCAAAGCCACTCTCCGGCTCGAAATCGGTGCCGTCGAACGTCAGGGTCTGGTCGTGGTCGGTAAAGCCAAGCGTCACCGCATCCGCCCGCACGATCCGCCAGCACCAGGCCAACGTCGTGGTGCCCTCGTCGAGATGGGCCTGCAGCGCGGGCGGGAGCACCTTCACTTCCGCCCCCAGCCGCGCCACAAGGCGACCGAGGCCAGCGCCGAGGAGACCACGCCCCCGGCGGTGCCGGTAAGAGCATAAAGGTTGAACGGGCGGAGATCGAAGCTGCCGGTCACCAGATCGAAATCCGCCAGCCCGGCCATGGCCAGCCCGGAGGCAGCAAGACAGGCGAGATAGACCAGCCCGCGTGCGAGGTTCCAGTTCATGATGTTGCCTTTCCTTTGAGAAATTCCACCAGTTGCTGCCACCATGACCGGACGGCGGGCGGTTGGGTCGGCACAGGCAGCCGCACGGGCAAGCTCCCTGGGCGCAGCAATGCCAGCGCCTCGGCCTCGGTCAGTCGCCGGACCGGTCGCGAGAAATCCACCCGTCCGTTGCGATCGACCGACCAGACCGCGATGGTGCCGGTCGGATAGCGGCCATCGCGGAACAGATCCCGTTCGGCCTCCCGGCGCGACCGGATCGCCGCGGGACGGAGCCAGCCCATGAAAGCCTGCGCGGCGGCGGCGCGGTTGCCCGCGTTCAGATGGCGGGTCAGCGATGCCTTGGCAACGCCGCCGGTGTTGTAGTGGAAACTGACCAGCGCATCGAACTCGTGCGGTTCCAGCGGCACCTTCACCGCGCGCAGCACCTCGGCCTCGCAAGCCACGATGTCTTTGCGGAAGAGCCGGAACGCCTCGCGGATCCCGGCGTCGAGATCGACGGGCATGCCGCGCGGCATCCCTGCCGGATCGGGCGGGCCGGCGGCAGCGGTGTGGCCGATGCCGAAGGTCCAGATGTTTTTGACATCGTGATAGGGTCCGGGCACGAGTCCTTCGTGCCGGACAAGGGCCATCAGGCCCCGGTCTGTCATGTGCATGGGATCACCCGAAGATGGAGGTAAGGATCAGGATCAGCGCGGCGACCAGAAGGCCGATGCGCAGGCGGTGGCTGAACGCCTGTGCCGGATCGGCGGCATCGCAGCGAATGGCGCGCGCTAGGCGCAGAAGTTCATGCATCGGGGTTTCCCCCCTTGCCGCTGCGCAGCCGGGCAAGGACGACCTCGATGAAAGCTGGGCCGAAGACGCCGACGAGATAGGCGGCCGAACCGGCAGCCCCCCCGGCCGGGATTGCCTGCGATGGCAGGCCAAGCCAGGCGGTGATCACCGCCATGGACAGACTGCCCATCCCGGCGGCGATCAGACCGCCGAGCAGGATGTGGCGCAGCGCATCGCGGAGCCGCATCCGGGTGGTCAGGGCGTTGGTGGCCCCGCCGAGCGCTCCCCAGGCGGCGAGAATAACGGCGGTAGAAGTTGCCAAGTCGCGCAGCGCGGCCGCGATGAAGCCAGTTTCTTCGTTCATCGCCGGATCTCCAAGAGCGGAATGGATGTGATCGACCCCAGCCGCTCGAGGTCGAGGGTGACGTCGAGCAGGTCGGTGTCACTGCGGACGGGGACGTCGAACTCGAAACCGGCCGTGATCGCGACGCCCGCGCCGGGGGCGGGGGTGAAGGTGATGC